TATATTGTCCTCTTCGTTTCTGATTTGAGATAAGGCTCTGACTGTACCTTTTTTAGTTGATAACCAATAATTAACCGCTTTTGGATTATTTATCCATAATTTACGATTTTCCCATGGAAAATTTGGATGCATATATTCTTCCCATTGTAAACTTAAAGTTTCATTTTCCGTTGGTAAATTATTTTCCACTAAAATTTCTGGTTTTTCCTCTTCTGTCAAATTTTTTCCACTATCTCCGTAAACTTGATAAATTTTATCCACTAATTCGGAATTTGTCCGAGTTACCTCTTCATTTTTGACATTTTCTGTTAAATTTTCTTCCTCTTTTCGGATTTTTACTCCAACCAACCCATTGAATGCAATAATAAGAGCTACTGCAAGAGGGTCAAACACTATAACAATGATAAAAATGAAGAATTTTACAACATTTTTCAATTCTATACCAAATGCATCAGCAACAAAACGAAATCCACCCACTTCTTTTTCTAAACCTAAGTTAGAAATCTTAATTTGATTGATTTTTTCAGTTTCGAGAGCATTTTCGGTTTGTAAATTAGAGATTTTATCGTTAATTTTAGCAATTTGTTTATCTCTATTATCAATAGAACGAATTAATCTTCTATTCACATTACCACCATCTAATAATTTACCCTGATTGGTGTTAAATTCGGTAATTTGAGTAGAAAGTTGAGTAATTTGAGTAGTATTTTGGTCTATTTTAGTTTGGTGAACTGAAATCTCTCTATCCACTTGTTGTAGTTGGAGTGATTGTGCCTGAAACGCATTTGATAGATAACCAAAAATACCCGCTGATGTGATTAACATAAGAATTACAACAGATATAGTTAAATATACTTTGTTGAAACCCTTAATGTCATCCCATACTTGTTTTAAATAAGTAGCAGTTACTAATTTGGCAAATTCCAAAGAACCCGCCATTACCATAACCTCAGTAGATGCTCCTGCAAAAAGAACACCCAAACCAGTTACAGAGAAATAAGCCGCACATCCTGCAACTAATATTGCAGATATACCTACTAAGTATTTAAGCCAATTCATTTAATCTCTTTCAATGTTTATTAATTCAGCCATTCTATCGGAAACTTTTCTAATATCATGAACTAATTGAATAACATCTCTTGGTTCTAGTTTCATAGCACCAGATGCTGCTCCTTCTAAAACTCTTAATTTACCATCCAATACAACCAATAGGTTTTGGACTTGATTTTTGTACATCATACTCATAGTAATAAATATTTATTTATAAAAAAAGGTAGGAACTAAATGCTCCTACCTTCTAAATATACGAAAAATAACTTATATTACCTAATATTAATAGATAATTTTTTTGCCTTTCTTTCATCCTTCTTATCGATGGTGATTGAAAGTACTCCATTATTGAACTTAGCTTCCGATTTAGTACCATCGTAATCTTTACCTAATTTGAAGCTAAAATCAATATCTTTAATTAAATCAGATTCTCCTTCTGGCTTATTTGATTTAATTGTAATCTTATCTTCAGTTACTTCTAATAAGATATTTTTTGGGTTGTGTCCCAATACATTTACCGATAATTCAATTTTACCATCTTCTAATTCTTTTGTGGTATAATCGGAAAATACGTTTTGTTTAGCGTGGGTGAATAGATTATCCCAATCTAAAAATAAATCGTCTAAATTTGCTTTGTAGCTAGTTTTACTGTTGAATGTGCTCATAATAATAATTGTTTAAAGTTTAAATATAATATTTCAATTTCTACACCAAAACAAAAAAGTATGACAAAATGTCATACTTTCTGTAAAAGTGTCATATAATTTATTATCTTATCAAATCTTGTCTTTCTATAATGGTAGACATATAATCTGCCCAATGTAGTACATACTGAATAGTGTATTTTAAAGATTTGGATAAATCAAATGTTTTATAATACTTTTCATTATCTTCATCAAATAAACCATCTGTAAGTTTAATTCCAAAATATTCTTTTTCATTATAAATAATACCATAATGATTAAGAGTATAAAAAGTTCTGTCAGTAATTGTCATAAATGTAATATTTTCATTACGTTTATAAAACTCACCTCTGTTCTTAATGTGCCAATCTGAATCATTAGCTACATAGTGTAACTCTCCTTTGATTCCTAATTTACCTAAATCATGATGCAATGCTGCAAATAATAATTCTTCATCTGTAAAATCAATCTTACCTCCCGCTGATACAAATAACTCTTTTACTTTTAGAGCATTCTTACAAACATTAAAAATATGGTCAATATATCCACCATCGTATGCATTATGGAATCCTTTGTTACCGGATGCTGGAGAGACCGTTAGATTTAATCCTAACTCGTCTGGAGAATACATAAACAACAACTTTTCTAATCTTTCTCCTGTAAAGTATTTTTTAAGGATTTCTATAAATTTGTTGTAATTTGCTTCTAATTCTTGTTCTGTTTTTTCTTTCATGTTGCTTTAAAGTTTAAGTATAGTAAAAAAGATAAATCAAATATACGAAATATTTTTAACTTTTCCAAGTTATTTTAAATAAATTTCTTTTTTTGTTAAAATTTTATAAAGTATTTCAACCTCCTCTTCAAATTCTAATTCAGGCAGGTCATCATCGAATAATCGTAAAGTATATTCTGCTTTACCATCATCATTAAAATACGCATCAGATTCGGAACTAAATAATGCAGGTATTCTTTCTATATCTGGTATTTCTTCTTCATCAATATCAATTAAAGGAATTACATAGTAGTGGTATGAATCGATACCATCTTCTACTTCTAATCTATGAGACTTCCATTTTTGAAAGCTAGATTCTGTTATGGGTGTTTGTGGAACTATAATCATATCCAAAGATACGAAAAGTTTTTGAAATTAACAAATTAAATTAACTTTTTATGTTTACAAAAATCAAACAATTTATTAGCATATTCTTCGTTGTGAATATCAGTTGCATGTTTACCATCTATTGAGAATTCTCTAAAGTTACCATACTCACCATCGAATCTATAATCATCCATTACACTATCATCATTCAAAAAAGAACCGTTCCAAGTGTATGGTATTTTTTTATTTTGTAATAAATTCGTTATCAACAAATGATTCTTATACCAATTTATTAAATCATTTTCATCATGTGTTATTCTGGCAATTGCTTTATATTCTTCTTTACCTTCGTTGTTTTCTTCAAAATATCCCCACGGATTCATATGAAATGGTTCTAATTCTCCACCATATCTATAATATTCTTTTCTCGATGGGTATGTGTACATAATGTTTACAATATTTGGTCTAAATGTATCTACCAATGAAACTACACATCTTGTTATATAATCATTACTTCTGCCACCAAAGCCAGCATTTAAATCAACTCCTTTTTTTATTAATCTTGAAAAATAATGAGGCCAGGTTTGATTATCGGATACACCAACTCCTTCTGTATGAGAGCAACCAACTGATAGAATTCTAAATCCATCTTTATAAATTGAATCTCCTCTAAATCCCATTTCGTTATAAGTGTAAACATTAGTTCCACTTTCATCTGAACCAGAGCCATTAAATGTTTGATTTCGTCTTTCCGCTAAATTCCATTTATAGGTAGCAACATCGAACTCATCTTTTTTCCAATACTTTATAGATTTCATATTAAACTGGAATTGTTATTTAAAAGTTTGTTATAATAAACATTTTGAATTGCAACTTTATCTATTAACCAATTAATTTCATTTGGATGTGTATCTTTTAATATTTGAAATAACTCTTCTTTTGACCACCATATTTTATAGTTGTTAAAATTATATTCATCCGGATTGTATTCAATGGTATAACCTAAATTTTTTAATAATTCGGTTAAATTTTCTAATTTTACTACTTGAATATCTTCACCATATTTTTTTTTGTAATAATAAAAGTATTCATAAAAACGAACACACCAATGCGCAACACCATGAGTGTCATTATGCGGACTAATAAACTCTTTTAGTTTTTCATAAAAATTATTTATTTCTCCTGACTTATTTATAAATTCAAGCGTTTCTGTGTGTAGTGCCGTTATCAAATGACTCATTGGGTCTCTCACCACAATGTATTTCACTTTTGGAAATTCTAA